GATGTGCTTGCGCCACGCCCAGCTGCTCACCTCCAGCTCTTGGCCCTCCAGCCCCATGATGTCGTCATTGCGCAACACCATCGCCTTCTTGACAGGCTCAGGGAACTGCTCACCGCACGACGGGCAGGTCATCACCGAGATATACACCAGCTCCCCACAGTGGTCGCACACCTTCACTGGCGCTTCGCCCTCACCATCGCTGCTCGACTTCTTCGGCGGCTGCACATTGGTGATCGGGCCGTGTGTCTCCACCACGCCAGCAAAGTCCAGCACCAGGCAGTGATCGGTGTGGCTCTTGACCCTCATTCCCCTGCCGGCCATCTGCACATAAAGGCTGGCGCTCATCGTAGGGCGCAGCATGGCCACCAGGTCGATGTCTGGATAGTCAAAGCCAGTCGTCAGCACATTGGCGTTGGTCAGCGCGCGCAGTCGGCCAGCCTTGAAGTCGGTCAGGATGCGCTCGCGCTCCTTCTTCGGCGTGTCACCAGTCACACACTCAGCGGCCACCCCCTGCTGGCGCAGGGCTTCGGCCACGTGCTGCGCGTGCTGCACACCAGCACAGAAGAACAGCCACGCCTTGCGCTCTCCAGCCAGGGCCACCACCTCGCGCACCACAGCCTGATTCTTGTCGTCCGTATCCACAGCAGCTTGCAGCTCAGACTCGATGAACTCGCCCCCGCGCTTCTTCACACCAGTGACATCCAGCTTGGCCTTGGTGATCTTCGAGCGCAGCGTGGACAGATACCCCTTAAACACCAGCTCCTCGATGCTCACAGGCGTCAGCAGATCATCAAACATCGCAGGCTTGTCGGTTATCAGGCCATGCCCCAAGCGGTACGGCGTGGCCGTCAGGCCAATCACGCGCAGGCTCGGATTGATTGCCTTCAACTCGGCCAGCAGCTTGCGATAACCGCCCTCGTCTTTGTGGTTGACCAAGTGGCACTCGTCAATGATCACCAGGTCGATATGCCCCAGCTCTCGCGCCTTGCTCCGCACCGACTGAATGCCAGCAAACGTGATCGGCTCCCCCAAGTCCTTGCGGCCAATGCTCGCGCTGTAGATCCCCATCGGCGCCCCAGGCCAGTGCTGGCGCATCTTCTCAGCGTTTTGCTCGATCAGCTCCTTGACATGGGTCAGCATCAAGACACGGGTTTCAGGCCAGTTCTGCAAAGCATCCTTGCACAGCGCGGCCACAATGTGCGACTTGCCAGATCCGGTCGGCAGCACCAGGCATGGGTTGCCCAGGCTACCAGCCTCGAACCAGGCATACAGCTGATCGATGGTGCGCTGTTGGTATTCACGCAGCATCAACCCACCACCCTTCCGCCAAACTGCTTGCGCATATCGTGCAGCTGTGTCCAGCCCTTGTCAGCGCAGGCGGTAGCATTGGCCAACAGCTCACGCGAACTGAACACGCCCTCGATCTCAGGATCTCCATTGGCCACATTCGTGCCATTGATCTCATAGACCGCGGTGTACTCGTCAGGCCCATCCTTGCGCTGCCACGGAACCAGATCAGGATGCAGGACATGGCCCTCGCAGCCGGTGCGCTGAGAATCCACCGGGATCACCGAATCCCACTTGGCACAGTGCCAGGTCGAGTCCGACAACGGGGTGGCCATCGCGCAGGTGCGGCAGTTCACATGCTCGGTCGTCTTGGTGTAGGCACAGAACTGCGACGCATCACAGAACTTGCACTGATACCAGGTCGCAGGATCAGCACTGATCGGCTCTGGCATCCGGTCACTCAGAGCAATGCGCTGGCCTCGCGCAATCGCAGGCAGCGCCACATCCTTGTCGAACTTCACACGCTCGGTGTGGATGCGGTCATCATCCTTGCACACGGCAAGATACAAGGCACGATCCAGGCCAGTCCCGGCCATGTAGACCTGCATCTGCACAAAATGCTCGGGCTTTGACTTCTCCACGCCATCCTTCACCAGAGCATCGAATGATTTTTTGGAGTGCGTCTTGAACTCAGCCACATGCTTGGTCTTGGGGGCATCAGGCACGCCAGAGTCGATGATCGCGTCCAGGCTTCCAGACACATGGCTGCTAAAGTCAACACGGTGCTGGCTCGACACCTTGCGCACATCCATGCCGATCGCACGCAGGTCGCTGATGATCGTGGCCTCCTCATTCTGCCCACGGCGGAACAATCGCAGGATGCGGCCAGGGAAAGACGGCTGCACCGCCCAGCGAAACGACAACCACAGCCAACGGTCACAAGGGTGGCCCAGGCCACTGGCCCCCATGTGAGGGCGCGGCTCCTCCTTCTTGGCCTCATGCGCTTTGTCAATCAAGGCCTGGATGGTATGCTCTGACTCGGGAATCTTCATGTTGTCTCTCCTTTAAGAATTTGCCCAGGCCTTCAACAGCCTGGGCATTTTTTTCGCTTACTTCTTTGCCCAAGGCGGAGCGGCCTTGGCGGTGGCAGCCTGAGCAGCCTCGGCCTGCTTCACAAAAGGCGGCACAGCAGCGGCAGCCGGTGCAGCACTTCCAGACATAGACTTAAAGCCCTTCACCTCATTGCTGGCTCCATACTGTGCGTCGTTCTTCACATCCAGCTTGATCGACAGGCTATTGCCAATCAACTGGTCTGTGTCCGTGACCTTGGCCAAGCCAATCGCACGCATGATGTCTCCCAGCTGCTGGCGGCCAATCTCCTCGGCCTTCTGGTTTGGGTTTTTGATGTTCAGGTTTCCAAACACCACACGACCTTGGTGGGTCGGGCCAGTCACGTCGTAGCGCAGCTTGATGTACTGGCCATTGCCTGCCTTGGTGTCCTTCAGCTCGGCCTGCGTGATCGTCACCGTGTACCAACCAGCTGGCAGCGGGTCAAAGTTTCCACCAGTGCCCTGGGGCAGTTCGTTGACGTCAAATGCTTCGTTGAGAAATGCCATGATATTTACTCCTTGGGAATGATTTTGAAAGATGGGCGGCCAGGCTTGGCCGTAATTGCACCGGCCAAAGGCCCAGTGATCGTTGCGTCTGTCGCCTTCCAGATCGCCATGTTGAGTTCGGGCTTCCAGCGGAACAGCTTGGCCAAGTGGTCTGTCAAACCAAACTCAGCGGCCAGCTCCTGCACCTTGTCACCATCTACCTTGCGATCAATGCGGCCAGAGATCTTGACCACAAAGCCCTCGGGCTCCGCAGTCTCAGTGCCCTCAAAGTTCTCGGCCACAGCCAACAGCTTGACAATCTGATCCTCGATCTTGCGGCGCTCCGTCGTGGCCAGCTCCTCATCGAACTTGTGCTGCAACCACTGGCGCGACAGTTCTTTCAGGTCGGGCTGCATCATGCCTCCCTCGCTTTCAGCATGGCGTCGGCCATCGAATAGCAGTCGCCTGCAATCACCTTCAACTCTACGGACTGCAATTTCCCCGCCAACAATCCCTGCATCGCCTTGGCTGCAAAGTAGTCGCGCAGGGTCATGCCTAACGAGTACATGTCGCCGCGCTCGTAACGCGGAGTGGGAAACGCTGGCCCACCTGTGTTTGTGGTGTTCATGCCTTCCCCCCGATCTTGGCAATGATTGCGCCCAGGTCTGGGGCTTCCCATCCAGACAACTTGCCCGAGCGATCCTTGGCCAGCCACAGGCCATCCGAGTCGCACATTAGGGCGCGTTGCGTCACACCCTCAGCATCGCGCTCCACACGCAGCGCCAGCACCTCATCGAAGAAATACGGCAGCGCTTGGCCGGTCTTGTTGCCAGGCATCGAGGGCGAATACAACACACGGCCCATCTCATCCTGAGTCTTTTCCAGCTTGGCGCTCATGTACACATGCTTGCCAGGCAGGTCACGGAAGGCGCGAATGATGTCGGCCATCTGCTCCTGCATCGCACCATAAGCGGCCCGAGGATCTTTGTTCGCCTTCTTCTCAGTGTTCAGGCAGACCTCAGCGATCTCGCTGATCGAGTCCAGGGCCACCGACTGAAAGCCCCCAGCTTCTTCGCTGGAAGTCAACCAGGAATAAGCCTCGCGCAGATCATCCATGCTGGCAATCTCGATGTAGGGCAGATCAGCGTCCTGAATGGACAACAAACCACCCTCAGCACTCAGCACCACCACATTCGGCAAAGTCTTGACCAGCGTCGTCTTGCCAGCACCAGCTTGCCCATACACCAACAACTTCACACCATTGGCTGTCAAGCCTCCGGTCGTCTTTAAATTGATCGCCATGATTGGCTCTCCTTTTCTTTGTTTGCACCACTGTCAGGGAATCTGTTTGTGGTGTGATCGAATCATAAACCATTTTTTAAGGTAATATCCACACATCGAAAGATTTTTTTTCAACAGGAGAAACCAACATGATGACCCTCGAACAGATACGGGACGCCCTCTCAGACCGAATGCCCATGAAGGTGGCAGAGGCCACCGGCGTGCACTACAACACCATCCGCAAAGTGCGTGATGACCTCAACGCAAACCCCACGCACAAAGTCTTGCAGGCTCTCTCGGACTATCTCGAAAGCCGCAAGGTGACACATGGCTGATCTCTCCAAAGTCCTCGGCGGCCCATGGGCTCCACCACCAGAGAAACTGGTCTCGCCACCAGAAGTGCAGCTCATTGATGCCATCAAAGCAGCAGGCCTTGAGCCTCCAGACCACATCGAGATGGACGGCAAGATCCATCGCTTCAAGTCAGGCACAAAAGGTGCACCAGGCATCGACAAGCCGGGCTGGTATTTGGTTTTTGGCGATGGCATCCCTGCCGGCCGCTTTGGTTGCTGGCGCTCAGGCATCGAAGTCACATGGCGTGCAGACGTAGGGCGCAAGCTCACACAGACAGAGGAAATGGCCCACGCCAGACGCCTCAGCGAGTCCAAGGCCATGCGCGATGCAGCTCTGGAGCGTCAGCACCAGCTGGCCAGCGACACGGTGGAAAAAATCTGGACTGGCGCTCAGGCAGCTCTCCCAGATCACCCCTACTTGGCCAAAAAGGGCATCGGCGTTCACGGCGCCAGGGCCACAGGAGACGGTCGGCTTGTCGTCCCCCTCTACGATCCAGACGGCACAATCTCCAGCCTCCAATACATCGACCACCAAGGCGGCAAGCTCTACCACCCTGGCGGCCAGACCGGGGGCAAGTTCTGGCAGATCGGCACCATGGACGAGCCGGGCACCCTCTACGTGGCCGAAGGCTTCGCAACCGCGGCCACCATCCATGAGACAACAGGCAGGCCGGTCGTGGTGGCCTACAGCGCCAGCAACTTGGTGCCAGTCACAGGCACACTCCGTGAAATGCACGGCGCAACTCAGGACATCGTTATCGTGGCAGACAATGACAGCTCAGGCGTTGGCCAACGCTACGCAGAACAGGCCAGCGCCAAGTTTGGGGCCAGGATGGTCATGCCACCCATCCAAGGCGATGCCAACGATTACGCCCAAGCAGGCAACGACCTGGCCAGCCTCCTCATGCCATCCCATGATGACTGGCTCATCCCCGCAGACGACTTCTGCTCTCAGCCCTCCCCCATCAGCTGGCTGGTCAAAAAGTGGATCCAGTCCCAGGCCTTGGTCATGGTCCACGGGCCCAGCGGCGGCGGCAAGACCTTCGTGGTGCTGGACTGGTGTCTCAGGATGGCCAGCGGCATCGAGGACTGGTCAGGCCACAAGGTCAGGCCAGGCAATGTGGTGTATTTGGCAGGCGAAGGCCATCACGGTCTGCGTGGCAGGGTCGCAGCCTGGAAGCACCACCACCAAGCAGGCAAGCTCAAGATGTGGCTCTCCAAAGACGGCTGCGATCTCAACACCCCCACCGGCTACCTCAAGGTGGTCGAGCAGGTCAGGATGCTCCAAGAGCGTCCCAGCGTCATCGTGGTCGACACCCTGCACCGCTTCCTTCAAGGCGATGAGAACTCAGCCCAAGATGCCAAGACCATGCTGGATGCCTGCAACGCCCTCATGATGGAATTCAACTGCTCAGTGATCCTGGTGCACCACACCGGCGTATCAGACGAAGCCCAGCATAGGGCCAGGGGATCATCAGCATGGCGCGGCGCTCTCGACATCGAGATCAGCATCATCCCAGGCAAAGACGACCAGCCCATGCAAATCGTCCAGCGCAAGTCCAAAGACGCAGAACTTGCCGAGACAGTTTTTGTGGAACTTCACACAGTCGAGATCCCAGGCTGGCGCGATGAGGACGATCAGCAAGTCACCAGCGCGGTGGTTGTGGAGGCCTCAGCACCCGCCCAGGCCAGCAAAAAGGACAGCAAGATCGACACCCACCGCAAGACCTTTGAAAACGCTTGGTGGTCATCAGGTGCTGAAGAACGTAATGGTTTACCCTATATCAGCCGGTCGGCCATCATGGACTATTTCGTGCAAAAGCTGGACGTCAGCGAGGCCTCAGCCAAACAATATATCAAGCCAAGCGTGCCAGGAAAACCCATCGCAGACCTACTCACAGCGCAAATCATCGAGGCCTTTGAACATGGCTGGATCGTCATCGACCAAGTTCAGGCCAGCGCAATGCTGATCCGGAAATCAATGCCATGAGCATAGTTATCCACAAGTTATCCACAGGCAGTATTGCGGTAACTGGTAACTGTAACGTAAAAAAACGTAATTGTTACCATTGGCAAAAACAGCGGTTTTCGGTAACTTTCGGTAACCCCCATCTTTAGATGGGGTTACCTGTTACCGACCGATGCAGCGCAGACTGACACCAACCAACCCAGCCAACCATCAAAAAAGTTATCCACAGGCAGATTCAAATGAACCAACAGACCAACGTCAACGAAATGCTGGCAGGCAGAGAAGCCAGATACGGCAGCTTTGAAGGCCATGCCGAAATCAGCCAAAACATCAAGCGCGTGATTTGCTTTCACGCAGCTTACGATGACCTCGCAGCAGATCAGAAAGAAGCCCTTGAAATGATCTCCCACAAAATCGCACGAATTCTGAACGGTGATCCCAACTATGCCGACAACTGGATCGACATCGCAGGCTACGCCACCCTGGTGGCAAACAGACTTGAAAAAGAGGACAATGCAGCATGACCACAAAAACCCACAATCCCGCAGATAAAGTCGAACGCTGGAGCATCGACAAGCTCACGCCCTACGCACGCAACAGCCGCACACACTCCGACGAACAGATCAGCCAGCTGGCAGCCAGCATCAAAGAGTGGGGCTGGACAACACCCGTTCTGGTGGATGAGGACGGCAGCATCATTGCCGGCCACGGTCGCACCCTCGCAGCCCAACGCCTCAAGATGACCGAAGTCCCTGTCATGGTGGCCAAAGGCTGGAGCGATGCCAAGAAACGCGCCTACGTCATTGCCGACAACAAACTGGCCATGAACGCAGGCTGGGACGAGCAAATGCTGGCGCTGGAACTAACAGAGCTGCAAGGCCTCGGCTTTGGCATGGAGCTCATCGGTTTCAGCAAAGACGAAATCGCAGCCCTCATGCCCAAAGACCCAGACGACGATGGCGCTGACACCAGCAAGTACACCAAAAAGATCGACGCTCCCATCTACCAACCAACCGGCGATTGCCCACCCACGGCAGCCCTCTACGATCCGGCCAAGTACACCCAGCTGACAGCCCAGATCCACCAAAACAATGACCTGGCGCCAGAGGTCAAAGAGTTTTTGCTTCTCGCGGCCACCAGGCACATCCGCTTTGACTTCGAGCAAATCGCAGAGTTTTACGCCCACGCAGACCCAGACACGCAGCAGCTCATGGAAGAAAGCGCCCTCGTCATCATCGACTTCGACAAAGCCATCTCAGGCGGTTACGTCAAGCTCTCCCAGGCCATGGGGAAAATCTACGCCAGCGAGAAGGGCGGCGACCAATGACCACCGAAGACCGGCGCTTCGCAGTTTTCATCCTCACCCACGGAAGGGCGAACTGCGTCTACACCTACGAAGCCCTCCGCAAACACGGCTACACGGGCGAGATCTACCTCGTCTGTGATGACGAGGACAAACAGATCAAGCAATACTTGGCGCTCTACGGCCTCGACTCAGTGATCGTCTTCAACAAGCAAGAGGCCATCGACAACACCGACAGCGGCGACAACCTCAAGAAGCGCAACAGCGTCGTCTACGCCAGAAACCAGAACTTCAAGATCGCAGCCGATCTCGGGCTCACCCACTTCTGGCAGCTCGATGACGATTACAGCGCCTTCGCCTACACCACCGACAACAACGACGAATACATCACCAAAGACGCCTACACCAAGAAGCTCGATGACCTGCTCTTTGCCCTCTGCGATTTCATGGACGAATCCGGCGCTCACTCCGTGGCCATGTCCCAGGGCGGCGACTTCATCGGTGGCGGCGAGGGCACTTTCGTCAAGCACATCAAAAAGGGAAAATTCAGCCGCAAGGTCATGAACTCCTTTTTGTTCCGAGTCGATCGGCCCGTCAAGTTCATGGGACGCATCAACGAGGACGTCAACATGTACGTCGAATGGGGTCGTCGCGGCCACCTCTTTGTCACCGTCCCCCGTCTTCGCCTCTACCAGAAAGAAACCCAGACCAACTCGGGCGGCCTGACCGAGATCTACCTCGACCTCGGCACCTACGTCAAGAGTTTTTACAGCGTGCTTTACGCCCCCTCATGTGTCAGCATCACAGAGATGGGCAACAACGACAAACGCATCCACCACCAGATCTCATGGCGGCACGCAGTCCCCATGATCCTCGACGAGCAGCACAGAAAGCCCAGGCTCTTGTCCCGCTACACCAACACAGTCCAGGAGATGTGACCATGGCAAAACTTGAAAAATCGGTTGTAAAAAAGCAACAGACCCACGGCGGCGCTCGGGAAGGCTCAGGTCGCAAGGCATTCGAGCCCACAGATCCAGAGCGCAAACAGGTAGAAGCCCTCAGCGGCTACGGCCTCCCCATCGAGCAGATCGCAGTCCTGATCCGCGAGGGCATCGACACCGACACCCTACGCAAGCACTTCGCCACCGAGCTGCAATCCGGCAAAGCCAAAGCCAACGCCCAGGTGGGGAAAACCCTATTTCAGAAGGTCATGGCAGGCGACACCACAGCAGCCATCTGGTGGAGCAAAACCCAGATGCGCTGGGCCGAAACCCAGAAGCATGAGCTGACCGGGGCCGATGGCGCTCCCCTGGAGTTTGCCAAGATCGAACGGGTGATCGTCAAGAATGGGTAAGGTCTTGCAACTCCCCACCCCAGAATGGGCCCTGCCCCTTCTGAACCCCAGCCGCTACAAAGGCGCATGGGGTGGCCGAGGCTCTGGCAAGTCCCACATGTTTGCCGAGCTCATGATCGAGGCCCACATCATGGACCAGAAGCGGCGCAGCGTTTGCGTGCGTGAGATCCAGAAGTCGCTCAACCAGTCCGTCAAGCGTCTGCTCGAAACCAAAATCGAGGCCATGAATGCCGGCGCTTACTTCGAGGTGCAGGATGCCGTCATCAAGTCCCGCAAGGGCGACGGGGCGATCATCTTCCAGGGTATGCAGAACCACACCGCTGACAGCATCAAGTCGCTGGAGGGCTACGACTGCGCCTGGGTGGAGGAAGCCCAAAGCCTCAGCCAAACCAGCCTCGACCTCTTGCGCCCCACCATCCGCAAGCCAGAGTCCGAGCTCTGGTTTACCTGGAACCCGCGCCTGCACTCCGACCCGGTCGACCACCTGCTCCGTGGCCCAACGCCACCCAAAGACGCCCAGGTCTTGAAGGTCAACTTCACAGACAATCCGTGGTTTCCAAGCGTCCTCAAAGACGAAATGGAATACGACAAGCGGCGCGATCCAGACAAATACCAGCACGTTTGGATGGGCGGCTACCTCACCAACAGTAACACCCGTGTGTTCAAGAACTGGCGGGTCGAGGACTTCGAGGCTCCCAAAGACGCCATTCACCGGCTCGGCGCTGACTGGGGTTTCGCAGTTGACCCCACCACCCTGGTGCGCTGCCACATCATTGGCCGCACTTTGTACATCGATTACGAGGCCTACATGGTCGGCTGCGAGATCGTGAACACTCCAGAGCTGTTCATGACCGTGCCAGAAGCCGAGAAGTGGCCCATCGTGGCCGACTCCGCCAGGCCAGAGACCATCAGCCACATGAAGCGCAATTC